GGGGATTTCTTTGGCATCGACCTTGTTGATATCGGTAAGCCACTGATCATTGTCGAGGGAGAGATCGATGCGCTGACCGCGATGGAGGCGGGGATAGAAAATTGCGTCTCAGTTCCATCGGGCGCACCACTGAAGGTGGCAGATGGAAAGGTCATGGCAAGCGAAGACAAACGGTTTGCTTACGTCTGGAATGCCATCGATATATTGGAGAAGGTTCCATCGGTCATCATTGCCACTGACAATGACGTACCAGGACAGGCACTGGCAGAGGAACTTGCGAGAAGGATTGGCAAGGCCAAGTGCAGGCTGACGAAATTCACTGAGAAGGATTTAAACGAGGCGTTTGCTGCTGGCGGAGCCGGACGAGTAAAGCAAATCATTGACGCGGCAGAACCCTATCCGGTTGAAGGGTTGAGCGATGCAACTAAGTTTGCAGAACGTTTAAACGAGCTATGGACGCGAGGGACCGGGTCAGGTGCATCCACTGGTTTTCCTAACCTGGATCGGATCTACACCGTGGTCCCGGGCCAGCTAACCGTGGTCACCGGATACCCATCACATGGCAAGTCCAACTTCGTTGATCAGCTAATTGTTAACTTGGCTCGACAGCATGAATGGAAGTTCGCCATCTGTTCATTTGAGAATCAGCCAGAGGTGCATATCTCCAGGTTCATGGAGATCTTTGAGAACAAAAGATTCTTTGAGGGATCTTCCAGAATGAGTCTAATTGAAAGGGACCGCGCATTCAATTGGGTCCAGGATCATTTCCTGTTCCTGGATTCAGAGACCGCAGAACCCGCGACCATTGATTCAATCCTGGAAAGAGGCAAGGCTGCAGTGCAGAGGCTAGGGATTCGTGGCATGGTCATTGACCCCTACAACTACATTGAGATGCGGCGTAGTGATGGAGTCGAGACCGAGGCGATCAGTAACATGTTGACCCGCATACATGCGTTTGCCAAGGCGTTCGGGGTACACGTGTGGTTCGTGGCCCATCCAGCTAAAGTGAGTCGAACTGGAAATGAATTACCGCGCCCGGATGGCATGGCCATCAGCGGATCGATGGCATGGTGGGCTAAGGCCGATTGTGGCCTGACGGTACATCGGCAAGAGAATGCCGTAGAGATAGCCGTATGGAAGTGCCGGTATCGATGGGTAGGAACACAAGGCGAAACCCTGTTGGCCTACGACAAAGTTACCGGCACATACTCCGAGGCTGTGGATAACTTCTAGCTGTTTAAACTTCGATTGATGACATCTAATAAAAAAACCTCCTGAGTTTCACGGACAGGAACAATCTCTCGCTTATCCAAAAACTTGCAGCCCCAGGGGAATCGTACAAAGTAACACGCACGGCCCTCTGCAAGCACGTCACCAAGAACATTGTTATGAATGATTCTTTTCTTCATTTTTATTCCTTTCAAAGACCCAATCAATTGTATTGACAACGTATGAGATGCATTTCTTTCTATCCTGGCCCGATTGATAAAGAGCATTAGACAAGACTGCGCACAATGCTGGTACAGCATCATCAATTTTCTTTTTGCGCAAAAGTTCTTGAATGTCATCACATAGTTCTAAGTAATCAATGCTTTGTCGATTCATCGTTCATCTCCAAAATTTGTTCAAAGTTTTCAATAGCTGCTCTGTTAACCAATGACAACAACTGAAGTATTGGAGTTCTGCTTTGAAAAGAAAGATTTGCAATCGTTATACCAATTGCAATCAACGCATGATCCAAACGTTTATCAACCAGCACTTTGTTGAAGTCTGCATACATCTTGAGTATCTCATCATCAGTCATGGTGATCCTCCTTGATACCAACCCACACTGCAGCTACAACAGCAAGTGCCACGATTAAATAGAAGTCAAACATAATTTAACCCCTCCTTACTTCAAATGTAATGCCAGTTTTTGTTTCTTCTTTTTCAAGCCTTTGTCTACATTGTTCTAGGTTTTCTTCAAAACCAATTTGAAATACTTCTGTCTTCTCATTCCAATATGGGTATTGAAGAATGAGACTTAAAACTGTGTCTTGATTTATTGAAACATCCATTTTGTAAACGGTTGTTAGATACGGTTCATTCTCTCCATGTCGATTTGTTTGAAGTGAAATTGCGTAATCTTTAGCGTCTTTGAATGAACTAAAAACTTTAGTAGTTTCAAAGTTCGGTGTTTCTGCAAGATAAAATTTCATTTAAGCCTCCAATTAAAAAAGAATAGATGCGACTTCAACCCAATCTTCATTGCTTAACGTGGCCTGCCAACGTGTCTGCAATTCGTTTGGATTTTTAGCACCAGTCCATTGCGATTCAACTTTGAGTGTCTTAGTGCCGTCTTCGTGTTCAGTCACTGTGAAGTGATAGAAATAATTGTTTGTTGCTTTGATAATTGTTGTCATTAATCTACCTCCAGTGTGAGATTTAAATATTCTGGAGGAACACGCATGAAGTAACGGCGTTCACACGTGGTCTCCACATTCACAGTGGATTCATTGAATGATAGGAAAACGCACGATTGTTTTCCATACCAAACAATGTCTCCGGTCTTAACTTCTCTACCATCAGCATGTAATAGTCTCACTTGGAACCTCGCTCGACTACACGTAACAGTTGGTTAAATGCAGTGGACGTTAGCTGCTCAATGTTCGCTACGTTCTGGCTGTTGACAAAGCAACGTGTTACATCGGTGCGGCCTATACCGATTGCGATAATGGTTACACCAAGCGAGTCTGCAAACTTCTGCAGATGCTGCATGTAATCGATATCGTAACCAGCCGCATCGGTAAGAATGAACAGAATCTTGCGCTGCTCATCACGCTTACTGATCTCTTCAATTGCGTTGTAGATCGCCGAATAATCTGGCGTACCGCCGGTTGCAGCTTTGTTGATCGAGCCAAGCTTTGACAAACACTTGCCGTGCGATTCGCCCCACTGTTTAAACTGAATGAACCGTGGTGTTGATGTCTGCACTTCCTGTTCGTTGACAATCTCATAACTTGTGTAGTCAACATGAAAGCCGGTGATAGCGAACGGCACACGCGCACGGTTAAGTATCTTGCCCAAGTGAATCGCAATCTCTTGGGCAACATTGATTGCACCATCGGCCATAGAACCAGAGCAATCAATCAGCAGCGACACCGCGGACTTCTCAGACTCTTTGTACTCGCGGCGAGAGAAGATTGACGTGCTGCCGCTTGCGTAGCGTGTCAGGGAGCGGCGATCAAGCCTGCCCGACTCTTCGTGCGTAGACCAGCCAACAAAGTCTAGCGAACGCAGCAGACGAGAAAGATTGGCTCGTGTAGCACCAAGACCAGCGGGTTCATTGCTTACAACCTCTTGATAGCGGCGATCAGAAACATCTTTGACAACTCGCATACATCCTCCTATTCAAAATCAATTTTATCGATGATTGGTTTGCCAACGTTGGGACGTGGACGCAAACTCTGATCGCACTTCAACTGGTGAGGTGCGAGACGCTGTTCAATAAACGAACGTGGCTCGACTTCACGTGGCGAATCGGACTTGCCTTTCCCCGGCCTGACGGGCTTGCCATTCGGCTGCTGATCGGACTGCTGATCACCTGACTGCTTGCCCTGCTGCTTACCCGGTTGCTTACCCGGTTGCTTACCCTGCTTGCCCTGCTGATTGCCTTGCTTGCCCTGCTCACCATCACCATCTTGATCACCAGCCTGCTGCTGCTTTTGCTGTTGCTTTTGCTGTTGTTGTTGCTGCTGCTGTTGCTGTTGCTGCAGCCGCTTGTTCAACTCAATCGCAACCGCTGTGATCTCCCTGGTGTTCCTGGCCCCGTGTGCCTGAGACAATGCCCAACGTAGGTCAGCGGCCCAAGGCGATGCATCGGTGACCGAATCAAACACGAGCGAGTAACCGTTTAAACGGCGTCCCTCAATTGCTAGCAGGAACGGTACGTTCTTCAGGTCATCGGGCTGAACGTAACCATCTTTGTTCAGCACTGAATTTACCAGTGCCTCAAACAATGCACGGCTGTTTGGTGCGTAGCCCGAATCAATCACCCTGCGCTCAATGCGCGGATCTTCTAGGCCATTGATCAAGCTGCCAACAAAGTCACCGTGATTGTCACGTGCAAGATTCCAAGTATCTTCATCGGTGAACCACACATGCCCAAGTTCGTGTAGTGCATAGCCAATCAGATCATTGAACACAGACGTTGGAATTTCTGTGGTCTCATCGATGCCAGGGAATACAACAAACGCATCAATGGCAGTGCCAACACGTTTTGTTCTAACACCAGCAGTAGAACCAGTCCAAGAGACTTGCAGCTTGTCGATTTTACGGCCGGTGTTATTGAACACACGCTCAAGTGTGGACTCGACTCCACGTTTCACATTTACTCCGCGCATGATTAGCCTCCAATCGCAGATTTAAATTCACTTGTGTTGATTGTTGCTGTGAATACACCAAGCAACTCCGATTCGCAGTCTGCAGGGAACTTGTTGATCACAGCATTGCGATACGCTGTCTCAACAGGGATACCTTTCTTGACTGCTCTTGCCCAGGCAAACAACTGACGCAGTGACGGTGGCTGTGTAAGCAAACCAGCCCGTGCTTTCTCACGTGCAACACCAGCAAGCTTGACGATCATGTCTGCTGCATCACGCGAGATGTTTGTGCGATTTACAATCAACTCAGCTTCACTGTCCGGGCGCAGATACTCAAACCGAATAGTGAAAGAGAACCGATCAATGAACGCAGTGTTCTGCTCACGAACACCGGCAAAGTTACCGCTGTGATCGCCGTGGCCATTGCTGTTGTCAGCAGCAAAGAACACAACGTGCGGAGCCACACGGAAATTTTGACCTGTTTCGCTGACAGTGATCGAACGATTATGCGAACGTTCGCACAGTGCATGTAGTGTTGCCAAAGCTTGAGCGCGAGCGAAACCCAACTCATCGAACAGCACGATCGCACCAGGATGTTGGATCGCCTGGACAACGATGCCGGGTTTCCAAACAACGTTCCCGTTTTCAATCGTGTTGCCGCCAATGAAGTCGGCTCGCTCAAGTGCCTCATCAAAGTTGATGCGATACAGTCTTCGCCCAAGACGTGCAGCAAGCTGCGTTACAAACTCAGTCTTGCCTGTGCCACGCTCACCAGCTAGCCAGATGTTATCGGGCAGCGGATCATCCAGCGCGATCAGTGCCTGATGCAAATGCTCAGGGCTGAAGACGTAGTCATCGACAATCTCAGGCGCATCAGGATCAGACCAGATGCCAACCTCAAGATCACTGAAGTCAACGTTGCTGTAGCTGGTGAATGACTTGCCGAATACATCGCCTGCAGTTTTGAGTTCAAGCTTAGGAACAGACTGAGCAATCTCTTCAATGCGTTCGTGTGAAACCTCAGTGCGAAACGCATCAAAGATCTTGGACACTTCGTGTTGAATCTGCGTAGCAATACGTGCCTCATCAACAGTCGGTGCTTTGATTGATTCTGTCTTGCGCTTTGCATCGTTCGCAACATCAAGCACGTTAGACAGATCAGATGCAACATCGCCACGCAGTCTCTTGATCTCGCTCTCAATGCTTTTGAATTGATCATTGAATCTCAAACTTAATTCATTCAATGCACTGATGCCTACGCCTGGAGTTAAGACGTTGCGTGGTGCTGCTGGTGATGCAGAAGGTTTCGTTGCTTTGACTTCAGCAACAGATGTCTTGCCATCCGCAATCAATTGCTTGATAGCTACAATCGCATCATCTTTTGAACCGCTAAAGGCGATGCCATGCTGCAGTAGAGCAGCATCAAGAATATGCTGCGGTATTAAAGAAAGCTGACGTCCGATATTGATATTCATTTTGATTAGCCTCAGTTGGAAAAGTTAAACCACGAACAAATCACCATCAATTGGACAGACGGGCAGACCTTGCTTGACCCACTTATCTGACAATCGAATGGTGTAACCACAGGTAGGACAGGATGCCTTGATCAGGCGTGTTGACTGCTTGACTGCATTCACTCCCACATTCAGTCGGGCATGTGGATACGCTCCCAGGGAATCGATCAGCGGGGCAAACTCTCCCCGGAACTTATCGCCTGGACGTGTAGCTGTCGGTTTACCCTCAAGCCACAGCGCACGAACACAACGTTTAAACGCTGCGCCATGCCCATCGCCATCCGTTGCTGCGTGAGCCAACTCATGCACCAGAACCGCGAACACTTCAATGGGATCATCTTCGACAGGTGAAATCAGAATCTCATGCGTCCCGTCTTCGCTTGCAGCACCGGACCAATGCTCGCCAATGAAACGATTCCTGGCCCTGGCGTGACGGCTAGGAAAGCCGCACGTCACACGAATGTTCGCGGGTAATGGGAACTTCATAGCGTCATATACCGGACGCAGTTCGGTGACCGCGCGGGTCAGCCATTCTTCACGTGTACTCATTTAAGCCTCCAGGTTGTTTAATTCATCGGGAACTTCCACTTCATCACCTAACTCACTAAATACATAGCACCGCATGGCGGCGACAAGGGGAGTCGAATCTTCGACCTCCGGAAATTCCTTCCAATAATCTTGGGCTATCCATGTCTCCCCACAATCTATGACATCAAGCGTAATTCGCTCTGACTGAATGATCGGCCCACCTTGCGCCCAATCGGTTGTGGGTTTGAAGTCCACGCAGTCATCCTCGGTAATCCAAAAACTACCATTCGGCCCTTCTGCATATCCTTGAATATGTGCCACCACCCGATCCAACTGCTCACTGCTTAACTCACTTGTTTTGATCTTCATTTTTGAAAAGCCTCCAAAGTTTGATGCACGAACGTGTGTTCGTGTTGATGCAGGGCGCATCTGCGTTCGCACTGCCCACAGCAATGCGAACTGGGCTGAACCCTTTGCCGTCTGTTTGAGACGTGGCATGTCTACCGCATTTATTTATTGACGCTCTCGGCTCGCACGTCAGAAAGAACGAACGTATCGCTACGGACTGTCGCACTCGCTACGGCTGTCATCCCGTAGGTCAAAGCGGTCAGAGTCTTTATCTCGTTCGGTTGCCTGATCCCTCCGGGGGCAGAGCCTACTAGCCTTTATTCACTCTGCAGGCACTTGCACTGCCTGCTGTGGCCCATTTTTTTTAAGACGCTCTGGCATCGCACGTCTGCCCATTTCGATCAGCGCTGATCACGGCTCTGGCATCGCACCGTTTAAACCTATACACACCCCCTGATGCTAGCACGTGCCAATCGGCCATGCAAGCACGAACAAGGATCCAGTCCTGGTGCGGGTTCCAGGGCAATTCTGGGTTAATTAGGGACAGCCTCATACCAGGTACGCAGGGGGCTGCTGCAGGGGGTAGCGGGGCTGCGTCCTGGCAGTGGCTCATTCGATGAGCCTGGGGCGTTTAAAGCACGAAGTGCAACAGCATGAATCGATCGCAGAAAAATAAAGAAAGAAACACATGCATTGAATTCACTTTGCATTGAATACGCGAACAAACATTTGAGGGGCAATGTTTAAACAACGATTGTTCAGTGCAATTGTCGTATGTTGATTCGTGCAAGCAGCAGCACGTAGAGAGGCAAAAGATGGACAAAGAGCAATTACTTGAACAGCTACAGCAACACTCAGAAGAAGACGTGATTGATGCAAGCACGAACGTGCCAGGGATAGACACTCCCGAAGGGATGCAGGCAGCGGTTGCAAAGATAAGAGAGAAGAAAACAAAGACAGGGAAAATTTATGGTGTTGACCAGGAACAAGGTGATGTAAAGAAACAGAGCCGAAGACTAACCACGAAGATGCACATGTTCGTGAATAATCTTCTGGCTGGTCAGTCGCCATCGTTAGCGTATCGGAATGCATACAACGTGCGGACGAATAAGAACGCAACGATTGTGGCAAGCGCGAACAAACTGATGCAGGACCCGAGGATAAATACTTTGCTAGAGGCCCTCTCTGACGACTACCGCAGAAAAGTAATAGACAACGCTGTAGCTACACGCGAACACGTGATGAGCCAATTGTTCGATCACGCACGTAAAGCTAAGCAAGAGGGAACGCAGCTTAAGGCACTGGAACTCATGGGCCGTGCTGTTGGCATGTTTACTGACAAGGTTGAGCAGAAGATCGAAGAGATCAGCACTCAAAAACTGAAAGAGGAACTGAAAACGCATTTGTCATTGCTTGAAAACGTACAGCCAATAAAGAAACGCAGTGCCTAACTTAGGCATCGTATGCAATGCAAGCATCGCAACGTGAGCAACACAATGTTTAAACAGGGTCATGGGGTCAAACGTGATGCGGGGGGTATCGAGACCCCACCCGTACCCACCCCCCCAGGCTGCGTTGCGACCACCCCCCCTCGTGTATACGCTATGTTCCACACATCCCACCACTTACTCTACACCAAACACGAACACCCCCTCCCCCTATCAATTCTGTAGTACTGTATGGCATACGTTACTGTATATATAAACACCCCCCCTTGTTTTTTTTGGTTCCATACTAATGGGGAATATGTTTAAACAGTTGCAGGAACGGATGTTCCCGTTTAAACTTCGCCATGTTCCACGTAAAACATAGGAGCTGAAGTGCCAAAAGTTAATGGGATCACCAAAAGGCAGGTGCTGGTTTTGGAGTTCATCAAGACTTACATTGAAATGAAGAAACACGCCCCGTCCATGCAGGACATCGCCACGGGGCTTGGGATGAAGAGTCGGTCCAATATTCACAGGATCATTCATTCATTACGCGAACAAGGGAAGCTTTCCTTGAACCCGAATAAAGTGCGAACGATAGAGATCAGGTGAGTCTACTTAGCCGGGAAGAGATCCAGAAATACATCCAGCTAGTAGATGTACTGCCAGAGGATTCTCCTGAGATAGCTAAGGTCTACAAGCTTTTGCAGGCTGACAAAGAGGAACGTTGCAGAAATAACTTCTTGCCGTTCGTTCGGGAGATGTGGCCAGCCTTTATTCCTGGTAATCACCATAAAATCATGGCAGAAGCCTTTGAGAGGGTGGCTGAGGGGAAGCTTAAAAGGCTGATTATCAACATGCCGCCCCGGCACACAAAAAGTGAGTTTGCCTCCTATCTTCTCCCCGCCTGGTTTTTGGGGAAGTATCCGGAAAAGAAGATCATCCAGACGGCACACACCGCAGAGCTGGCAGTGGGGTTTGGTCGAAAGGTCCGGAACTTGGTAGGACAAGAAGGGTATCAACGGGTATTTCAGACCAAGTTGTCTGTAGACTCAAAAGCCGCAGGAAGGTGGTCAACGCATAAGGGTGGGGACTACTTTGCCATTGGTGTTGGGGGTGCCGTTACCGGTAAGGGTGCGGATCTTTTGATTATTGACGACCCTCAAC